AGATCGACCCATGTAACTGTCGTCCCGGATGGCGTCTCTTTACCGATGCGCACTGTCTTCATGTGTATGCGATGGTGTTTGAGCATAGATGTGAACTTGTGCGGGGATTCTGGGATATTGCCTACTACATACTCCAGTAATCCGCGCAGGGTATCTCTACTGATTTTGCATATACCAGTCTCCATATCCGTATGCTCAATTACTGCTTTCAGGCAATCGGTATAGTCTTCGACTCGGTTACGCTCAATCTGATTGCGCATATAACGGTCTGTCGTTGGTAACTGCTCGATGAAGAATTCTAACGATCCTTCACGCATAGCCGATACTGCTGAGTCCAAAGACGTCTCGCTGATCGACATCATTTCGTCACGTTCTTGGGACATTAATGGAGTACGCGCTTTTTGCGTATCCACTTGAATCCCCATGAGATGATCATGAAATGCTTGCAGCTCGTTTTCGATATTGTCGTACTCAGCATCTGTGAGTACGAGCTTATCAGGCTGATACTTGCCGACGTTAAAACGGCGATCTTCCTTATCGATGGTGACTGGTGTAGGTTTGTTTGAATTGAATATCAACGAACAGTAATTTGGCACTTCACGAGCCGTCTTATACATCGCACGAATCGTGATCAATTCTTCGACGATATAGTTCTTGATATCGGCCATCACGCCTTTTTCGTTGCTGAATATCTTGACCTCGATTTCGTCAACAAAGAACAGCAGCGCTCGTTCCATATAGTCGTTATATTTTTCGTTCAGCTCTGTGGCCCGACGTACCGCAGTCTGATTTACGCCGAAAATAGGACGCAGGATTTTACCCATAAGTACACCTTTGCCTGTGCCTTGTGTACCCGTCAATATCCAGGCAGTTTTTGCCATAGTGCGATTTTGCAGAATGAACGCGACCCAATTGATGAAGTGCTCGTATGCTGCATCGTCGCTGCCTAGCGCATGATGGATAACTTTATGGATGACTTTAGGGCAGTTAGGCTGTGACCGAGGCTTTTTCAGCATGTAGTCTGTCGGCTCAAACAAATTCACGACTTTGTTCTGTACATCAACACGTGTCGTGTCCTGTGGGTCGAAAATTAAATCCCATTCTGGGATGTATTCCCCAAGAGGCACACCGTTCTGCTTAGCAAAATGGCGCACTTGCGTCTCATTTTTCGCCATGTTGATGTTGAGGAAGTTTGTGCTGGCGTCATAAGTGCCCCGCCAGTACACACCTGTCTTACGATCGCAGAACGCTAAAAACACGATGCCATTAGAATTGATGCGCGTTGTTTCGGTTGTGATCTGTTCCCAATATTCAGGGATCAGTTCTTTTGTGAGGTAAGCAGGCTCACCCTTAAAATTGAGGATGTAGTCTGGGTTGTCTTCCCGATGGTAGTAGCCCCAGCTATCTCCGCCGTTAAGATTGAAATACACGTAGCCGCGTTCTGATTTGATGTCAGTGACGATGCAGCTATCCGGCTTCACCATTACTTCCATGTTCCCGTGCATTTTGTATGATGTTTTTCGCTCAGGGTATCCCATAGACAGGCGTATCTCATTAATACGCTTGTTCGTCAGATTGCGGTTCTGAGTAGTGGAGTTGATCGCGCCTGCAATAGTCAAACATGCTGCCGATTTTTGAATGTAATCGATACGTGGGCTTTTACCGAGAGGATCGCGTATGCCTGTTAATTTAGGCGGTGCAATATAGAGCAGCTTATCGTTCTGGCAAGCGGATATGTCGAGTGCCCAACTCAACGAGTTGCCTGTCTTAGTCAATGTCATCGCATCGCGTAGAGCAGGAACTGTATGGTTCAATTGGATAAGCCATTGCTTAATCAGCGGAGCTGCCATCGGTTTGTCTATACGCACAAATATATGGCAACGCAGATCGTTATTTTCTATGCCGTAACTGGCAGAATATTGGACAACATACGATACGTTACTGAAGCCGATCAGCTTCATAAAATCGTCTGGGGTTTTTACGTTCGGTAATCCGTCAACGTCGAATACGATCCATTCGGTTGCTGCATTACTGTCTGTAGTACCTGCGCGAGATTCAGAAGTCAGATCTCGTGTTGGGTTTCCTTTGACCAGACAATGACCATAACCTGCATGTTTCTTGATCATTGCCGCAAACTGTTTCATGTCTTTAACATCTTCTGCTATAGATGTAACCTCATAGACATTCGGGTAAGAGGTTTTGTTGATTGTGCCGTCTTTTTCTTTCTTGAACGACTTAGTAAGCGGAATGCTTGCTTTAAAGAATGTGGTTAGCATGTTCTCCCCGTTTGGCTCAGTTTGTGAGCGGTTGATTATATTCCACTTTTCGAGACCTCTAAATGGAATTTATTAGCCATTCAGTAGTCCTCTGGCAAGAGCAACGTCGTGCACTCGCGTTCCCCTTCATCGTTCGCGCCTTCAGTGATGACCCAGACAGTAGGCAATTCAGCTCGCTTTTGTTGCGGCGTGACCTTGAGCTTTTCCGCGTCAACAAGCCTGTACACGCTCATGATGCGAGAGCCGTCAGTAATTGCCAATTTGTTCAACACCGAGTCGTCCTTACAGACGTCCCCGAAATCGCCGTGCATGTGGCGTGCAAGCAGGCTAATGGCACTGCGTCCAGTCGCTTGCAGCAGTGCCAATGCGCCGGGTGTGGCGACAACTCGCCCGAGTGCAAAACGTGCCGAATTAGTAGTGATCGTAATCGGCGTTTGTGGGCGTGCGTCGTCTGTAGTCATAGTCTTCTCCGAGTTGTTAAAAGGCGGACGTGGCAAAGCCTCAGCATTGGCTGTCCGAAAGCTAAATAATATTGCCAGAGCTACTACAGTCAAATTGACTGTAGTAGCTCTGGCAATATTATTTCTTATCCCATTTTCTCCGAGTATCGAAGGTATGCTCGAACTCTTAGGCTGGAACAGGGAATGTAGTGTCTAAGAGTCCGGGCATACCGCACCAGCGGTAAAACTAATGCTATTGCTCATTATTAGGAAAATCGGACGACCTAGTGTATTCAGCAAAACGCCAAAGAAAGCCGTTTTTCAGTAAGTACTTATTGTGCATAACACTACGCGTTCTTCTGTACTGCATATCTATGAGGAACTTTAACCGTTTTTGGTTAAGCATTCTTGCGCCGTTGTCCCCTTCCTCACGAAACTCTGAGCTGTTCTCATTGAATGGAAGATCCTCGCCGTTAAATAACACACAATGCAAATAATGCCGAAGGTTACGTACATTTCCTTCGGCAATGCGGTTGTATGTGTTTAGACAAGCACAGAGACTGTGCTTGTTAATGTCCATTTCGGCGTACTTGATAGCCTCGTCTTCAGTGAGTCTATCTCTATGTTTGCGACGAACGAGGCGACAAAATTTCGCAAGGTACGCATCAGCTTGTTCAAAAAATTCGATCTGACGTAAAGAGAACTCGACGTACTCTGTAAGCAGCTCTCGGTTCGCCATCATGTGGATAAACTGCAAGCGATGTTTATTCTTATAGAGAGTTCCGTCAAGTACTTCGTGCCTGTACTTTGTGGCATCGTTGTCATTGAACGGGTACTTCATACCACGTAGCATGACCGTGCAAAAGAATTCGACTACATCGGTATCAGGGCATATACGGTTTATATTGAGGCAAAGGCCGTTCGCTAAAAGAGATTTATGGCTGTCGCTATAGGGGTTGCCTATTGCCTGTTTCACCGCAATGCCAAAAGCGTGCAGTTTTTCGATAATGTTTAGAAGTTCTTTCGGTGTGTATGTATTCATGGTCGTTGATGTATTTGTTGATAGGTTTGTCAATGGATTTATGTATGCTAGAAATGTTACTCGAGGTCGTCGCCGTAGTCGTAATCGTCACCGTATTCGACTAGCATCTTTACGTCGAGATCCTCCGAAGCCAGATCGACGTACACGTGCAATTCCCCAAAATCTTCATGCTCGAATCGCTTACTCATTTCGGTTATGCGATTGAAGCAACACATTACCTCATAGCCTTCATGATCTTTGTAGCGTACTGCTGCTCTGGCGTACCCAATACGCAGCCAGCCGATCATACGGTTCGCAGCCTCTGTTACGAGTGCTGGGATCTCCGAGTCGCTATCGTCTGCGTATTGCTTAACTCCGCTAATCATTATTTCTTGGATTAGCTCTTCTATATGTTCTTCAGATGGTACAGTGCTCGGTGGTTCCTCTATTTCGTTTTCGTCTGCATTTACTTCTTCTAAGAAGTTAGCGATATCCCCAGCAAGGGCTTCAGGTGTAGGCTTACCGTATGGCCTATTTTCGAACCACCCTGTTTCACCACGAATAAATATCATGGCACCAAATGCCATCATTTCATGTGCTAGCGATCCGTCACCATCCTCAAAGTGCTCTAATACGTCATGGGATATAGTGAACCCCTTGGATATATTAAAATCTGGAAAGCCTTTTAAAATCCAGCCCGTGCCTCCAAACTCTTTGTCTTCTCGCCATTCAAATACCGCGTGGATCATATTCATGGTGGTGCCTCTGCAAAAAGAAAAGCCCTACAACCTTTCGGTTGTAGGGCTTAGTGGTTAGTGGTTAGGCTTTAACCCTAACGCGCTTCGGCTTGTTTTTACTTTGTACCTTGTACGATACATCTTCTGCGCTGCCCATACGACCCAGCTCAAAGGCGAGCTGCACCTCCGCTGTAGCGGCTGCTGCCTCAAGCTCGAGCTGCATCGTATTGATGCAGTCGCTGAGTCTAGACGCAACGTCGTCTACCCTTTCACTGGTAGACATCAGATAGGCGTATGCCTTTATTGCCTGTCTTTGCACGGCGTACACCAGCTTATACTGGAAATGTACCGGCAGGTCTTCCCATACTTCGCCGGTCAGCTCGCCACTCGGGTAAGACCGTATTTCAGTCAATATGTACTCCGCTTCTTGCTTGTTTCGGGCCTCTGTCGAGACCGCGAATTTTGCACCCATCGCGGTGATGGCTTGCTGAATTGCACGGGAAGCAGCGTTGTTACTAATTTCCCGCTGCTGCATATCGGCATACACCGCGTCTAGGCTTGGATTCTCTGGCGACTGCAAACGATGAATAATCTCATGCGGCATTTGCGCCGGAAAGTCCTTGCTTAACGGGTTGCTCATGTTCAGGCGCAACATCATTTTATACGCACTGGTTAGTGGTAGCATATTTACGCGGGGCAACTCCGATAGACCCAGCTCGGAGGTGCGGTTCTTAACCTCTGTTTCTTCGGCTTTAGCCGATGCCTCGTCGTTGAATATATCGACGGTCGGAGCTGGAACTGCTACCGTCTGCGATTTGCGGCGGAAGTCCCACAGTAACTGATTGCATAAAGCGAATCCGATCTGCGATGTAATCGCATTGATCGCAAAAAATCCGTTGCGCGGAGCTAATTTGTTAAGCTCATCGACGTACTGCATAACATCCGACAGGATGGTACGAGATGCCTCGCTAGTTTGCAACATAGCTGATGCAGTGAATGTTTTTTGGATAGATGTAGTCATGATATTTCCTTTAAGATTAAGTGATTAAGTGATTAAGTGGTTGATGCTAGATACCGGTTACAGCGTCCGGTGCTCTTTGGCTGATAGAGCTGATTAGACAGGTTGTCACATTTTGCTGTTTGCCGTCGCTTGGCTTTGGAACGGGGTAGGTGCTCCCCAGCCATCAGGCGATTTACACCTAATAAGTGATTAGTTGGTTACACTTTGATCCCTCCTAACAGTACAGTACAGACGAACAGGATTACGTCCGATCAAAGCAGCTTCAATCATCGCTTCCCTCTTTGATTCCGCCGTGATGCGCAGCAATCGTGCGCACCCGTTGTTCGTTACAACAAGGATGTGATGTGTCACATCTGTTGGTGTTGGCATTCTTCTCTCCGTTCGAGAACGGTGAGAGGGTCAGTACAGAATCCTTCTGATGTCTCCTCACCGTAGTCTATAAAACCTTCGTCCCATTCAAAATCTTCATTTACGATATGTAAGACAAAAGGGTCTTTATCGTCATACAGTTCATCATTCATCGCCATGTTCTCAGCTCCAGATTCATGTTAAACAAAATAGCCAAGCGATGATTTGCTCGGCTGTAGGTACTACACTGCTTTACGCATCTCTTCCAGTACATCGCTTATTTGGAATAGCAACATAGAGCGTGTTGTTTGAAGTTGAAGAAATGTCGTACGACGTGCATTCAGTACTTCTTTACTGACTGTGTAATCGTCCAGTTTTTCTGCCGTTAGTAACTCCATACTATTTGAAATTTCTTTGTACTCTTCTTCTAGTTTTTTATACTTCTTGTTCAATTCTGTATAGGTCATGATCTCTCCTTTTGGTGACAAATAGGCGGAATGAGTGGACTTTGTGTGGTGTTCACAAAGTCCATTTGTGTTGGGACTTGTGAAGAAATGCCCGATTGCTCTGAGCAGTCTGCCTTCGCAATTGGAAAATAATTTTTCTTCGTCGCCAAAACACCCGAAATGTTGGGGAAATCTCCCAACAATGTTGGACTTTTAAAAAATATCCCAACACTCCTAACTCCTTGATTTATATACTTATTTCCTTATTTTTCTTCTAAATGTTGGGATGTTGGGAAGTTATATATAAAGTTTATATAGGAAAATAAAAATAAAAGAGTGTGTGTATATAGGAATGAAAGTTATTTTCAAGATCCCAACACCAACATCCCAACAGTGTAAGTTTGACAACTTATATTAGCTAAATGATTTATACCATTAATGGCATAAATCAGTTATCTCAGATGTTTGAGTATGCTGAACCTGCCGGGGTAATATTTGTTCTTCTCGACGTATCCGAATAGCCATCGACCAAGTGACAACATGCCTGAACAGATCATTGCTCCGGTCGATGCAACCATCACCCCACTGAATGATCCCCAATGGATCAGAGTCAGTCCGACGAAAATAATTGCATCCATCGCCAGAGTATTCGACAACATCTTTACTCTAACTTTCCAACTGCATTTAAGAAATGTGAAAAGTAATCCGAGTGCTACGATTACTCCGCTTTCGATAATCATGGTAATCCCCTAAATGAGATAAATGATTTATACGATTTAAGTGCGGAGCACTTTGGTGCTCCGCACTTTCCGCTTACGCTGTGATTGGTTTTGACTTGAACCAGCCAATCACTTTGTTTTTGACCGCAGTGTAATCCTCGTCTATCGTCGAGGAGGCGATGTACCCGAATGTCTTAGCACTCAGCTTCATTGCTGCATACGCCACAATGATTGCGGTTAGTACTGCAAGGACCAGTGCCAGGAAATAACTTGTCGTCGCTATCGCCCCAGCCATGATGATCGATATGACCATCGACCCGGCGTAAGTGATGCCACATCCGACGCTTATGCTAATCAACATACTGACGATTGCACGCTTCCATGATGGGAAGCCGAAGCCCGTCATCGCGCGCACCATTTTGAGGATATCCTCTTCTTCTTCGTTCAGGTCGTGCCCGACCGTCGAGTCTGCCATCTTTGGTTCGACCGTCTCCGCGTGCGCTTTCCTTGCGCGGAGTTTTTTTAACTCCGCTTCTTGTGCTGGAGTGCGTGATGTGCGTGATGGTTTTGATGTCATGGTGATTCTCCTAGATAAATAGATTAAGTGAATTAAACAGATTAAATGAACAAGGGGCTACACAAATGCAGGGCGGTATGCCCTGCATGTATTAATTAGTTATCGGCTACCTCCTTCCTGGGTTCTGCCCAGGCAGCTTTAATGTGTGTGCAGACCTGTGCCAAAGTCTCGCTAAGGCCTGCGACATCGCACGATAGTTCATAGTTGTCCATACTGACCGAGACAACTTCCTCGCCGTCGCGCTCATTAATGATGGTGAACGCCGCTTGTTTAACACTCATACGGATAAGCATATATATATATTTCCTTTATTTGGTTTGTGGGAGGGTTGCTACGACGTACTCGACCTCTAATTCAACTACGATGATTCCTTGTGTGCTCATGATGTACTCCTGAGTTATTAACGTATAAGCAGAATGAGTACGCAGAGTGTGGTGTTCACTCTGCGTATTAGTTACACGACTACCATGTGATTAGAGTTCATAGCCTGAGCACGTGCTGCCTCCATCACTGCCTTGCGCTGTGCCACACGTGCAGCCCATGCAGGATCAGCACCGCGCCGTGAGCTGTTGACGGCGCTCGCCACTTCCGTGACGTTGAGTAGCTGACCCTCCAGCTCGCAGATGCGGGACAGCAAGTCTTCAGTGCGCGATTGCAGCGCAGCAATCTGTGCGTCCTTGGTGGTGTTCAGCTTGCGCAATACTTCCAGTTCTTGAACCAGTTGAGCTTTATTCAGTGCGGCCATGTTGTTCTCCTTCAGGTTGATAATGTCAAAGCAGGATGAGTACGTAGAGCGAGGGTTCGCTCTACGTACCGGTTAGAAGGGGATGCCCTCTTCGAACGTGGGGACAGTGTGCAGGTAGGCTAGATGCCGCAAGAGGTCACTGCACTTTTTGATGAACTCTGGGCGCACTGTGTACTCTTCGCCGTACCAACTGATGACTGATCTGTCCGTGTCGAGGTAGTCCAACGCTTCGGGTAACGCACAGATATCGTTGAACGCAAAGTCCTCTTCGACTTCCGAAATCACTGATGGCTGAATTTCTACGAAAGCTGTGTCGTACTCGTAGTCAAGTGGGTCGATGATTTTCATGATTAACTTTCAAAAGTGATTGATTGGGAACTACATAAAAGCAGAGTGACAGAGCGTTGCGTGGGGTTCGCAACGCTCTGTCATGCCCGCTATTTGTGGCTTATTGCGTGGATCTCTTTCAGGATTCCTGAGAGATGCGCAATCTGCTCGTCGCGCTGACGGATCAATTCACGCAGCGAGTTATTAACTGATTCGTGGCAGTCCACTGCACAGCGTAGTATTGCGATCTGTTCGATCAGTTGTGTTCTTTTGAGTTCGTGCATAATTTGCTCCTGTTAGGGTTAAGGGTTAAGTATTAAGGGAAAGAACACAAACAGCAGAGTGACAGAGCGTTGCGTGGGGTTCGCAACGCTCTGCGCTGCGCGTGGGAAAGCGGGAAGGAGAGCGGAGCCGTAGAAAAGTCGAAGCCGTGCGGCTGGGGGTAAAGAGACTCCTTATTGGGGACTTGAATATGGAATCCGAAGTGGGGGTGGTGTGCGCTGACGAGGGATGAGGGGTGCCTAAGACACGTAACCGAACACTTTTTTATAAAATTTTTTCAAAAAATTTTTCAAAAAATTTTCAAAAGATTTTTCAGCCGTATTACACTTCGCATTAATTTACCTGGAAACACCATGACCAAACGCAAAGACCCAAGCGAGCTGAAGATCAGGGCCAGAGATGATACGACCCCAGTACCCCGTCGTAAAAAACCCGCTACTCAGAACACACCGGAAAAGAAAGCGGAACGAATAAAGAAGCTACGGGAGACTTCGCCCAACCTAATCACATTACCAGAAGTGTTGAAGGCAAATCCGGATCGTCCGCTAACAGAGAAGCAACGTCTCTTTGTGAAGTTCTGGGCGGAGGGCGACTCTATTCTCGGTGCCTCGCATCGCGCCGGATATTCGGATGGTGGTACAGTCGCATACCGCCTAGCAAAAGACCCTGCGGTTCTGAAGATATATGACATAGAGAAAGCGCTCTACGAAGAGAGTTGCCAGATGACACGTGAACGGGTCATGGAGGGATTTTTAGAAGCGGCGGAAATGGCGAAGGTCATGGCAGACCCGACTGCACTCACCGGAGCTTGGCGCGAGGTCGGTAAGATGTGCGGGTATTATGAGCCAGTTAAACGTACCATCGATGTGAATGTCACAGGCAGCGTAACAGTGAAGCAGCTCGAACGAATGAGCACGGCTGATTTGCTGAAGATAGTCACAGGGGAAGTCACCGACGTAAAGTTTAAGGAACTAGAAGATGACGACGAAGAAGAATAAACTGACGCCAGCGCCAGCAGCCAAGCCTGAGCCGATGAAGGTTACTGCGGCAAAGCGGGAACTTGCTGGACGTATTCTGGCAAAACGAAACCTGCTACCGTTCATCCAGCGCATGAATCCGAAATACACCGCAGGATGGGTGCACGAGGATATCTGCCGACGACTTGAGCAGTTCTCAAAAGACGTGGAGGCAGGACTTAGCCCACGACTGATGCTGCTCATGCCCCCGCGACACGGTAAGTCGGAGATCGCATCAAAAACATTCCCGGCATGGCATTTAGGGAATTTCCCTGACCACGAGATCATTGCCTGCTCATATAACATCTCTCTGGCAATGGGGTTCTCTAAAAAGATCAAGGCATTTTTTGATGACCCTGCGTACCAGTCCGTATTTGATGCCCGGCTGCACCCAGATAACCGCTCGACAGAAGAGTGGTCAATACATGGTCACGCAGGCGGCTATGTTGCAGCAGGTGTGGGCGGTGGTATCACAGGTAAGGGTGCGCATATTTTGATCATCGACGACCCGATCAAGAACGCCGAAGAGGCGGACAGCGCCACGACACGCGAGTCTCTTTGGGACTGGTACGGTTCTACTGCATACACCCGGCTTGCGCCGGGCGCAGGGGTACTGGTGATCCAGACTTGGTGGCACGATGATGACTTGGCGGGGCGGCTACAGCAGGCTATGGCAGCAGACCCTGAGTCTGACCAGTTTGAGATCATCAAGTACCCAGCCATTGCCGAGCACGATGAGTATCTTGATCTGGATACAGACGCTATTGTGTATGATGTTGCGCCAGCCAACGGCAAACTGCTGCGCCTGAAAGGAGACCCGCTGCATGAGGTGCGGTACGACATCAAGAAGCTAAGGCGGATTAAGGCCACGATCGCTAATAGGTTTTGGGCGGCGCTGTACCAGCAGAACCCGGTTCCGGATGACGGCGCGTACTTCGTGAAAGACTATTTCAAACGAGGGCCGCTGCCGCCACGTCGGACGAGCCACGTATCTATCGCGTGGGACTTCGCCATCAGCGAGAAGCAGCACAATGACTTTACTGTGGGGTCAGTCGGATTGCAGGACTGTGACGACACGCTGCACATTGCAGAGATGGTACGGTTTAAGAGCGGGGATGCGTTTCTCATCGTGGATGCGATTCTCAATACGGCTAAACGCTGGTATCATCCAAGCCTGACAATAGGCGTAGAGGATGGACAGATTTATCGCTCCATCGAAGCTCTGCTGAAAAAACGTATGCGGGAGATGAGTTTTTACCCCTCGATCGTCGTGATGCGGCCTATCACCGACAAGCAGGCGCGGGGTCGGGCATTACAGGGGCGTATGCAGCAGGGCATGGTCTCTTTCAACTCAGAGGGAGACTGGTACGATACAGCCAGAAATGAGATGCTACGGTTCCCGGCTGGTGTACATGATGACTGCGTAGATAGCCTCGCATGGTTGGCACAGTTGGCAGTGGGTAAAGAACCCCCACAAAAAGCAAAAGAGGCAAAAACAAAGTCTTGGCGCGATAAACTACGAGCCGGGACTTCTAATACAACACACATGGCGGCTTAGGAAAAAACATGCCCTTAGATACAGACTTCGCTACTAAGATTTGGTACAGATACCAGTTCGTTCGTGACAATGGTCATAGTGCCTATGTCGAGAAATCGCTGATCTGTGATCGGTTTTTTGAAGGGGATCAGTGGTCGGCCTCAGACCGCGAGATGTTGCGTCAGGCACGTCGTCCGGCGCTGACGATAAATAAGATCATCTCGACAGTCGGTAACGTGATGGGCGAGCAGATATATAACCGCTCCGAAATCAGCTTCAGGCCAAAGTCGGGTGCGTCAGCTACGACCGCCGACACCCTCACTAAAGTATTCAAGCACATCTCTGACAACAACCAGCTCGACTGGAAACGGTCAGATATGTTCGCAGATGGGATTATCTCGTCACGAGGGTTCTTGGATATCAGGGTGGAGTTCAACGACTCCATTCAGGGCGAGGTCAAGATAGAGAATATCAACCCTAAGAACGTCATGATCGATAATGACGCTGACCAATTCGACCCCGACACATGGAATGAAGTGTTTGTGACGAAGTGGATGACGGTAGATGACATCGCCATCATGTACAACAAGGCAGACTCAGAACTGCTCCGCAATCGGACACAGAGCTACTACCCGTATGGCTACGACTCCATCGATATCAACCGTGACCGCTTCGGTGTCCCGTTCAATCCGGCAGGCGGACAGATTCTAGGGTACGATATGTCCCCGGTCTTGCGCAATCACCGGGTCATTGAGCGCCAGCATCGGGTACTGGATCGTCAAGAGCACTTCGTTAACACGAAGACAGGCGAGATGCGCCCAATTCCTGAAGATTGGGATCGCAACCGCATCGCTCTCGTGTGTAGCACGTTCGGCCTAAGCACCATGACGAAGATCGTCAAGCGCATACGTTGGTCTGTGATCTCAGACAATGTGAAACTGCATGATGACTGGTCTCCGTACAATCACTTTACGGTAGTCCCATATTTCCCATATTTCCGCCGAGGGCATACGATAGGTCTGGTAGAAAATCTGATCGGCCCTCAAGAGATGCTGAACAAGATTTCTAGCCAAGAGCTGCACGTGATCAACACGACAGCGAACTCCGGCTGGAAGGTCAAGACAGGTGCACTGGCGAACATGTCGATCGAAGAGCTGGAGCAGAATGGCGCTCGTACAGGTCTCGTCATTGAGTACAACAACAGCCCGGATGACATCGAAAAAATCCAGCCTAACAACACCCCACAGGGTCTTGATCGCCTCAGTTATAAGGCCGAAGAGCATATCAAGACGATATCCGGCGTAAGTGATTCACAGCAGGGTATGGATCGTGAGGATGTGGCGGCGAAGGCTATTCAGGCAAAGCGCCAAGCAGCCAGCACAAACATGGCAAAGCCGCTGGACAGCCTCGTTCGCACCGACTATATCATCGCCCGTAATGTGCTTGACCTAGTACAGACTTTCTACACTGAAGATCGCATTTTGGCGATCACCCACGATAGCGATAACGGCGAAGTAGAGCAGGTAGCGATTAATCAGGTTACGCCAGAGGGCGAAATTCTGAACGACCTGACTGTGGGTGAGTACAGCGTAACAATCAGCTCCGTACCACAGCGTGAAACACTGGAAGATAGTCAATTTGATCAGGCCGTGGCGCTCAAAGAGTTGGGTATTGCCATACCGGATAACGTGATTATCAAGTCATCCCGCTTGTTGAATAAGAACGACATTATCAAGCAGATGGAAAGTACACAGAACTCGCCAGAAGCTCAGAAAGAGGCCGAGTTGCGGATGCGCGATATGGAGGCTGGCGTAACGAAGACTGAGGCGGAAGCTGCCCAGAAACAGGCAGATGCAGGGCTAAAGCAAGCGAAAACACAGAAGGAGGCAGTAACTGCCCAGAAAACGGCACAAACGCCTCCTGACGCCGCTAAAGGCTCCGCAGAGGCCGATATTATGAAGGCGCAGGCGGACATACAGCTCGAACGGGAGAAGTTTGAGCTTGACAAGTCCATTAGATTGCAGGAATTTGCCCTAAAAGAGAGGGAAGCAGCCCTGAGCCACCAGTCAGCACAGCAGAAAGCAGCGGATATGATGGTGCAGCGCAGGCTGGCAGCACAGTCGAGAACACAACCGGGAGTGGATAAATGATAGGCGAATTTATTATGAAACTGTTCCATGCGCGTACCATCGCGCATGTATTGCACCTGAAAACTCGTCAATTATCAGTACACCTTGCCCTAAATACGTTTTATGATGAGATAATCCCGCTGGCAGATTCACTCGCGGAAGCGTATCTAGGCGAACACGGGCTGATAGGTGAGTTTCCTCCAAAGTTCGAGATGTGTTCCGACCCGTTGGAGCTTACCGGGTCTCTGCTGGACTGGATCGCAGAGCACAGGATGGATATAGGCGATCCCGACGACACTCATCTACAGAACATCATAGATGAGATCGTCACTTTGACTAACTCAACTCAGTACAAACTGAAGTTCCTTAAATGACCGGAGTACGTATGAAAATTTCTTCTTTATTCAAATCTTTGTTTCTGTCTTTCATGCACTTGAGCATGGGCATCGTTGAGGAGACAGGTGGTGGTACAGATCGTGGCGACGATTTCCAACCGACAGGCGACGATACCAAACAGACTGATGCAACTGAGCTAAAAAACCCGCTGGAGGATGAGGCAGAAAAGGCCGCTGACGGAACGGGGTCAGATGACGCCGCCGATGACGCAACAAAGGCGGAAGAAGATAAAACGAATAAGAATATTCCGCTGGCTCGCCACAAAGATATCCTGTCAAAAAAAGTAGCTGAAATCGATCGTCTGAATGCAGAGCTGGCGCGCACTCGCGGTGTTGAACAGAGTAAGCAGGAAACCGAACGTTTTGCGGAATCCGAGACGAAGATCGAAAGCCTGGAAAAAGAATACAACAAGTTGCTGGCAGATGGCGAGATAGAGAAAGCATCGGCCAAGATGACAGAAATCCGCCGCATGGAGCGCGAGGTAACAGAGTACCGCACCGCAAAACAGGCAGAACTGGCGCAGGCGCAGGCGGTGGAAACAGTACGCTACCAGACGACATTAGAACGTGTAGAAGCGGCGTTCCCGGTACTGAACGAAGATCATGAAGACTACGATGAAGAAGTCGTTGGCGAAGTCGCCGCATTGATGAAATCTTTTCGCGCCACAGGGGATTCCGCGTCCGCTGCGCTCCAAAGAGCAGTTAAATACGTCCTTCGTCCGGAAACTAAAAAGCAAGAATCGGCAACTGAAACAAAAGTTCGTGTTGACTCGAAAGCTGTTGAAAAAACCCGACGTGAACAGGCTATTGAGCGTAACGTCGATGCTGCGAAAAGAACTCCGGCGAACACGGCGAAGGCTGGCACTGACAACACAGATGGTGGTGTACTGACCGCTGACAAGGTTATGAAGATGTCGCAAGCTGCCTTCGCCAAACTGGATGAAAAAGAGTTAGAGCGTCTGCGTGGTGACACTCTGTAGTCACCAAGGAATAAACATGAGACGTATATTGAAGCAAAACTCGTCAACTCACGATCAATGAACCAGGCTAGCTACAACGTTTTTGTACAGTGGGGTCATGCCATCGTGCGATGTTACCGGGCTGGCTAGCGTCACAGACTGATATGTCATCGGATGATTGGCAGATCGCGGACTGATCGCTATCTGCCCCCAAAACAAAATAGACTGCTTGCGCAGTCTATTTTTTTGCCTTAATATTCGCCTACGTTCAGAGCACGACAGCTCTACTCATAACACCCGTTAGCCGAAACGAGATTCGACAAGCGTAGACTTTTTCAATCTTTTATATGGAGGGTGCTATGTCACTCACGAACTTTGGTCTTCTGACCAACGAACAAAAAACCATCTGGTCTTTGGACTTATGGAAAAACGCCCGGAACATGTCCTTTGTCAATAAGTTCCTCGGCACTGGCCCTAACTCCTTGGTACAACACATCACAAGCCTGAAGCAGTCTGAAAAAGGCGCTCGCGCAGTTATCACATTGTTGGCCGACTTAACTGGTGACGGTATCGCAGGGGATCGCACTTTGGAAGGCAACGAAGAAGGTATGCAGACCTTCGACCAAGTGATACGTATTGACCAACTGCGTCATGCGAATCGTCATGAAGGTCGTATGGCAGACCAAAAATCTATCGTCGAATTCCGTGGTAACTCCCGCGACGTACTGGCGTACTGGCTGGCGGATCGTATCGATCAAATGGCTTTCTTGACCTTGGCAGGTATCAGTTACGGACAGAAGAACAACGGTGCTCCTCGTATCGCATCTGATCTGCAATACCTGGAATTCGCAGCAGACGTTACAGCGCCGACTTCAAAACGTGCATTCCGCTGGGACGGCACGGCAAAAACGCTGGTCGAAGGTGGTGCATCAAATACTATCGTCGCAGCAGATTTGCCGATGTGGGAACTGTTTGTGCAGTTAAAAGCGGCAGCGAAAGATCGTTATATTCGCCCTATCAAAGAAGCAGGCGGCGAAGAAACCTACCACGTGTTCCTGAATCCACAGGCTATGGCGCGTTTGAAACTCGACCCAACTTACCTGCTGAACGTACGCCACGCTCAAACTCGTGGTGACGAAAACAGTCTGTTCAGTGGTTCAAGCATAAAAATCGACGGTCTGTACTTCCACGAATTCCGTCACGTGCCTAATACTCAAGGCGCAGCATCTGGATCCAAGTATGGTGCGACAGGCACACAAAACGGCTGTCAAATCCTGTTCTGCGGTGCGCAGGCTTTGGGTATGGCGGACATCGGCGCACCTGAATGGAATGAAAAGGGCTTCGACTACGAGAACTCACAAGGTATCTCTGTAGGCAAAATCCTGGGCTTCTTAAAACCTAAATTTGGTTCGATCTACGAGAACAATTCAGTACAAGACTTTGGCGTTATGTCTTGCTACGTTGCGATCTAATCGAACCGGGAGAAAAACATGAAATTATTTGCATCCCGTTCCGCACAAGCCCCACTGGTAGCGCAACTAAGTTTTGCCTTCAACAATTGGGTGAATGACTCAGTAGATTTGGCGGCGAAAACGCTCGGCTCTACTGTGGCGCAGTCCACTGATCCATCGCAGGCAGGTCTGGTCGGCCCAGCATCGAACACTGTCGTGTTCGACGCTGTACCGATGCCGCCGGGAGCGGTTATCACGGGCGGTGAGATCATCGTCGAAACAGCCTATGCTGGCCCCACTGCGGCCACCCTGTCTTTGGGTACTGCGGCGAATACGACAGCCTTGGCTAATGGTATCGACTTGAAAACGACAGGGCGCACCGCTCTGATCCTAACATCTCCGCTGGTATCGAATGATGGCTCTAACTTGCGCATGACCTTCGCGTACACCGTGGCTAATGCCACAGCAGGACGTGTCCGCATCCGTGTCATGTACACTATCGACGGACGCGCTGGCGACGTTCAAATCGCCTAATGTCATAACCGAGAGGGCGAAAGCCCTCTCCTTTTATCTTGGAGACAGTCATGGAGTTTGTACTAAACCGCGATTACACATTGCACACAGTTCTGGGTCGCTCTATCGGGTTTGTTAAAGACAAGCCGACGTACGTACCTCCAGCTTTACGGGCGCTGGTACAGTCAATCGGCGCTTTGCCAGCGACAGAAGAAGACCTCAAAAAGCTGCGTGAGTCAACCGAGGACAAAACAAGATCTCCGGAAGAGCTGTCGCCTGAAGACCGCGAGTCCGTGATATTTGCCGCCTTTGATGACATGATCGCCAAAAACGACCGCGAGTCATTCACTGGTACTGGTTTGCCAGAGCTGGGCGCATTGAGCGCGATTGTTGGCTTCAAGATCGACCAAGGCGAACGTACTTCGCTGTGGAACAAGTACAACCAATCTAAAGCGTAATCATGGACAGCACAGACCTGCTTGAGCAATTCCGACTTGATGTAGTAGATACTGAGTTACCCTATCTGTGGTCTGACCCAGAGGTAATCAGCTACACCGACGGTGCGCAAAAACGGTTTGTGCGTGAGATTGGGGGAATCGGTGACGGCTCCTCCGCGCTCACTTTGCTTAGCGCTGGAGCAGGGGTAGATGTGGTGCCTCTCTCAGCCCTGATATTAAAAATCCGCGACGCACATTTCCTTAATGGCGACCCCATTGAGATAGTGAATTACGAAGATTTAGTAGTCCGAAAAATCCGTCTGGATGGGCGAATAGGCCCACCAAGATTTATCATTACCGGGATCGAACCCGGAAAAATTCAGCTCTATCCTGTACCAGTGGAAGACGTGGCGATCAGGCTCATAGTTGATCGCCTGCCGCTGAAGGCTATTACAGACATAGACCAGAAATTAGAAGTAGAGGATCAGCATTTGGAAGGTCTGCTGTTCTGGATGAAGTACCGTGCGTACAGCAAACACGATGCAGAAACAGAAGACCGCCAACGTTCCGAGCAAAATCGCACCGACTTCTTTGCCTATTGTGCCCGTGCGAAAGCCGAGAAAGATCGCGTCAAACACAAGACAAGGATAGTGGCTTATGGCGGCATTTAAGGTAAGATTGGTCATTGGTCGTGGGGCTACATTCCGTCAGCGATTTACTTGGAAGCAGAAAGTAAATGGCGTGGTATCCGCTGTCGATCTGACTGGATATTCTGCCCGTATGCAGATACGTTCGGATTATGAGTCCCCTACTGTGCTCGCCTCGCTCACTACCACGAATGGGGGTATCACCCTTGGTGGCACATCCGGGACAATCGACTTATTCATCAACGACGCGACAACCGACGGTTTTTCGTGGGACTCCGGCGTTTTCGATATTGAGTTCGTGGCTCCAAACACTGATGTAATCCGTCAGATATATGGTACAGTGATAGTTACCCCGGGGGTGACACGTGGCTGATATTGACTTCATCATCAACGAAGTCGAAAGCACTCAGATACTGACAGTAGGAGATGGCAGTTCCCTTGCATCCGCAGAGGCAGTAATTGAATTGCTGGAGGTGGTACAGCAGGGTTTGCCGGGGCCACAGGGTTTGCCGGGTAATGCCGGAGCCTCATATCTCACATATCCTGCGGGGCAGGTAATTAGTGGGCATCGGGTCATGAAGACTTCCGGAGGCAGTGCATTTTACGCGAGTGCTAGTACGCCGGGGGACGCCAACTTGATGCTAGGTATTAGTCTGAATGCGGCGATGATCGGAGATCCGGTTAACATCCAGTATTCCGGCGAGATCGTAGAGCCTTCATGGGCATGGATTCCAGACCAAGTTATTTTTTGTGGAGTAGATGGGGCACTGACACAAACCGCTCCATCAGGTGTACAAACTATCGTAGCGGTCGCTTCTGCCCCTACGAAAATCGTTATCAATATTAGTCGTCCAATCATAACCAACTAGGAACCATCATGGGTACAACTTCATCGAAAAAGTTCATCAAAAATAATGCGGGTACTCTGACTGAGGAGGCCGCGCTTACTACGTCCGCAGGTGCAGCCGACGCTAATAATATCCCAGCGCTGAATGCGAACGGGGTTCTAGATTTATCCATCGTCAACGGCAAGGCGTCTTCCGCAGGCGCAGGCGACGCAAGCAAACTCGTAGCTCTCGATAGCACGGGACGTATCGACAATACCATGATGCCTATCGGTATCGGCGCAGATACCGCCTCCATCGTGGCAAGCGAGGCATTAGCAGCAGGCGACTTTGTGAACGTGTACAACAACGCAGGTACTGCGAACGTCCGCAAAGCTGACGGCTCTACCTCTGGCAAAGAGGCGCACGGCTTCGTACTCGCCGCCGTGGCAAGTGCAGCAAGTGCCTTAGTGTATTTCGAAGGTACAAATACTCAGTGTACAGGGCTGACTCCGGGCGTACAGTACCTAAGTGGCACCACTCCGGGAAAATCGACGAGCACTGCGGCTTCGGGAACAGGTAAGGTAGTGCAGGTGGTGGGGTATGCCATCAGCGCAAGTGCGGTGAACTTCCAGTCCGAGCTGCCTATCGTACTGGCGTAATATGACTACCCGCAAACCACTTGTCTTAGTCTCTGGGAACTTACGTGAGCTGCCCTCCGGAGACACCACTGATACCCTTAATCTGTTTCTGGATAAGGGTAGCATTGCGTCTGGAACAGTGACGGTGACAGTGAGTAGTGCGGGTAATCAGCGGATCACTGCGACAGGGAGTATTACGCTGGCAATAACAGGCTGGCCTGCATCCGGTACTTTTAGTAAATTGCAGCTCGATTGCGTAAATTTCGGCGGAAAGACCATCACGTTCCCTACAATAAATTGGGTAAAGTCAGACGGGTCATTCACCACTACGTTCTCAAGTAGCGGTGTCACGCTGCAATCAGCAGGTACTGATTTCATCACGCTATGGACATCTAACGGCGGCACTACTGTGTACGGTAAGGTGATACGATGAAGAAACTGAAGAAGTTCTTAGAACCCGCCGGGTTCTGTACATGGAATCCTGCTGACAAGACCGCAGCAGGAACCTTGACCAATGGGGGGGGTTTAACGCTCACCTGTAACCCTCAGCCGACGTAGATGCACGTAGTATCGTCCCAAAGCTGCGGGATGGTGTCGAAAACCGCCCTTGACGGTTTCCGGAATGCAGGGAGGCGCTATTTTCAACGGTAAGTGTACCCGTCGGAGCCTCGTAAGTTCGTAGTGAATTTTTGGAGGCGTCAACTTTTTAATACACTGTCCCTTCGGGTACAGTCCTATTTCTGCCTAGGATGAATATGTTTCTACGTACGCCTGAAGGCGAGATCATAGATCGGGATCAACTGACAGCCAGATTTCCCAACTGCTCTATCCCTATACAACTGGCTGACGCTGATGCTGAGTTTTTGGGTGTGGAGATAGTGCAGGAAACACCGCCCCCTGTGCTCACCGACGGGCAGCAAGCGGCTGTCACCGGGGCGGAGTTGCAGGCTGACGGGAAATACTACACTACCTGGACTATCAGCCGGATACCACCTGAAATACAGGCGGCAAGAATCCTCATGCAGATTGACGACATGGAGACCAAGGATAAGACGGGGCGCGGCGCTCGTGAAGCGCTGATAGCCCTCACATTAGCACTCGCCACGGCGCAGGGGAACGACGAAGCGTGGCTGATAGCAAACAACATCGCCTACTGTAGACTCAAACAACGGGACAGCGAAATTCGGTCATTACGGGCGAAGTACCTTTTGTTGGTGAGCGAGGTACAAAATGGATAGATTGTTGGGGTGCATCCTGACCTTTTGTAGCGACATACTGCTGGTTACAAAGGCTCTTATCTACCCTATCGGGTTTGCATTATGGCTGTTCGTCATGAGCTATATTGTATGGCTATGTCTTTTAGCTACCTTTCTTGGCTATGTTAAAGCTCAAAATAGCATGGAACGATGGTCGCCTGCCCACTCCTGCATACTATTTGGTGTGGCTATTAGCTTTTTCCTGTGTAGCGCACGATATCTTTTGTAATTTGTCCATCATATCTATTATCATGATCGAGTTTCCAAAAGAATGGAAAGTAGCTGATCGGGTATCCCGACATATCAACGACGACTGGGGCGGCGCGGTATATGTGCCATAACCTGCTCGGCTCGTTTGAAGGTTCAGGGCGTCGTTACAAAAATAGATGAACGAGAGAAAATATGGAAGAAGAACGCAAAGGAATACGTTTTGACCCTACGGTAAATTTTGGGCACTTGCTTACATTTATCGGGTTTTTGGTTACAGGATCGATGGCTTGGATGGCGATGAATACGAGGGTCACAGTGCTGGAAGAAGCCCGACAGAATCAAGTAAAGATCGACGCCAAGCAGGATTTAGCCATTGAAAATAATCAGAAAGTCGTACGCGAAGATCTAAGTCAGATTAACCAGAAACTCGATCGACTCATAGAAAGAAGTAAATAATGCTACTCTCCCTACTCTCGATGCTCGGCGGCGGGTTCATGCGCCTTTTGCCAGAGCTGCTGGCCCTCCTAAACAAGAAGTCCGACGACGCACACGAGCTGGCTATGCTCGACAGGCAATTTGAACTCGAAAAAACACGTGCTCAATCACGTATGGACGAGCTGCATGTTTCCGGTGATTATTCGCAGGCCATCGCATTTCTGGACACTCAGAAAGAGGCATTAAAAGGACAGATGCAGACCACTGGGGTCAGATTTATTGATGCCCTCAATTTTTCGGTTCGCCCTGTCACTACATACTACGTCCTGTTCTTGTACGGCTTGGCGAAAGTCGCCACGTTCGTTACGATACAGAACACGGGTATGAATGGCTGGGATGCGCTCATCCATATCTATGACTCAGAAGACCGCGCCATCTTATCGGGCATTTTGGCATTCTGGTTCGTAGGCCGGGTGTTCGATAAAAAATGAACGCCCTCGACATACTGATTCCCATGCTCCAGGCATTTGAAGGTTGCCGCCTGGAGTCATACCGGGACATCGTAGGGGTATGGACTATCGGCTATGGCGAAACTCTGGGCGTAAAGGAAGGCGACACATGGACTCAGGAACGTGCTGACGCCGAACTGCGAAACCGCGCAGCACAATTCCTAGTGGCGGTACTACAGCGCTGCCCACAGCTAGTAAAAGAATCTGCCAATAAGCAAGCTGCCTGCACCTGCCTCGCGTACAACATAGGCGTAGGGGCTTTTGGTGCAAGCAGCGTATGTCGCAAAACTAATCGGCAAGAGTATGCCGAGGCCGCTAATTCTTTTTTGCTGTGGAACAAAGCAGGTGGTAAAGTAGTAGCAGGGCTGACGCGCAGACGTATGAAAGAACGCGAAGTTTATCTGAAAGAATAGTAGTCGATCCCTAGCGGTGGGTGGGGATTACTATCGGCTCGGTCTCGCCGTCACAACCCCCGTATTTCCCGAACTGGTGGCTGCTCCCCGCTAGTTTGGGAATCCTCATTCTGGAGACTCAAATGGTCGATATCAAGAAATTCAAAGGCATCAACAATACCGCCGACCCTGTGCGGTTATCACTCGGCTGGATGAACTCTGCCAACAACATCAATGTGACAGGTACTGGTGGTCTCAAACGTCGGGATGGATACACTAAGGCGATCACAGGTAAAATCGCTGGCGCATATTCCACATTGGATTTCCGTCGCATGTACATCGTCCGTAATGGGGATTTGTGCGCTGTAAATAAAGACATGACATGTACGGTGCTCGCTTCTGGGCTATCCGAACCATACACCTATTGGGCAGAGACAAACCAGCAAGTGCTATTTTCCAACGGTCGTGCCAAAGGCATCATATATCCTGATAACAGTGTCCATGAATGGGCGTACGATATCCCATCGGCTCCGTCACTTTCTTTGGGAACAGGCGATTTGCCGCCCGGGCAATACAGGGTAGTGTTCACGTCAAACTTGACTGACGGACGCGAAACAGGCACGGGTGAAGTATCCACGATCAATGTGCCTCCCGGTTCCTCTCTGGTCATAAATGACATCCCCCAAAGCCCTAATAAAACAAATGTGTACATTGCTCCGGCTGACAGCACAGTATTTCAGCTCGCAGTATCTACCTCTTCGCATACGTTCACATGGGACGATTCGCCTAACCAGTTAGGCATAGAACTGGCGACACTGTTTCTCGACGCCCCTCCTGATGACGGAAAAGTAATCCAAGTATGGAAGGGCATTACGTATATCTCGGAATTTATTCCTGAACAGAACATATCTGTAATCTGGTACAGCCTCCCATTCAGTCCGCACTTGTTCAATCTGAACTCAGATTACCTCGTAGTGCCGGGCGAATGCTTGTGCCTTGTGCCTCTGGACGACGCGCTTTTAATCGGAACCAATATCGAAGTGCGCAGCTACACTGGCGACGTCATGAAGGTAGAAGCTGACTACGGCGTGGTTCCCGGAAATTCTTGGGCGCTCGACGGCAGTACAACGTTACTCTGGACAGTGCGGGGTGTGTGCCGTGCGCTACCGTTCACCAACTTGACTATAGATCAGGTTAGCGTACAATCTGGAGCACACTCGGCTGCTGCAATTTTACGCAAAGATGGTTACAGCAGGTTCATTGTAGCGCTTCAAAAAGCGGGTTCTTCTTTCAACAAACGGGGCTGACCCCGTAACAAATACTTGAGGTGATATATGACAGTTCGCTTATCTACTGGCTTGCGCAACGCATTGGCAGGGCAAAATGGATTTGGTAAGACTTTTGACAAAGGTGTGATCTACATCTATTCCGGCCCACAGCCTTTATCTGCCGACTCAGCAGTTCAAGGCACTCTATTGGGGGTCATCACGACAAACGGCGGAGCATTCGATTTTGGCACAGCCACAAACGGTCTGTCATTCGACGCCCCGGCGAGTGGTACTGTATCGAAGGCCGCAGCAGACGCTTGGAAATTTACTGGCTTGGCAGCAGGCACAGCAGGCTGGTTCCGTCTGATGGGTAATGCCACAGACAACCTCGGAGCCTCCACGACGCTGCCCCGATTAGATGGCGCTTGCGCTACATCCGGCGCTGACCTGAACATCTCTAATGTGAATGTTGAAGTTGGTTCTCCAAACACAATCGATGTGTTCCAATTCACATTCCCAGCACAATAAGGATAACCATGACTCTGCATATTTCTACAGGGCTGCGAAACGGTTTGTTAGTGACTGGTTCGCTGAAAAGCCAACTCGACGGTGG